ATGTGTATAAGAGACAGCTTCCATGACGATCAGCGGGCGCTGCTCGATGGTTTTATCATTGAGCTTAAAGTCGATGGTCCCGACCACCTGCCCTTTGCTAAGCGGCGCCGTCAGCTGCGTATCCGTCAGGGTATAGCTGGCTTTCAGGTTTTTCAGCTGCCCGCGCGGCAGGGTGATCGAACCGGCTTCGCCCGCCCCGAGTTTGGCTTCGTTGCTGTCGCCAAACCAGACGCGCTGGGTGATAAAGGTGGCATCCGGTTTAATCGGCGTCACGGTCTCGTAGAAACGGAAGCCCCAGGTCAGCAGCTTTTCGGATTCATTAAAACGAATACGGTCGGTCTTGGTGCCGAGCACCACGGCAATCAGACGCATGTCTCCCTGGGTAGCCGAGGAGACCAGGTTGTAGCCAGCGCCGGCGGTGGTCCCTGTTTTGACGCCATCCGCGTTCAGGTTTGAGCTCCACAGCAGACGGTTGCGGTTCGGCTGACGAATCTTATTGAAGGTAAACTCTTTCTCTTTATGAATGGCGTACTCTTCAGGCACGTCATGAATCATCGCTTTGGTCAGCAGCGCCATGTCGCGCGCGGTACTAAACTGGCCCGGCGCATCCAGGCCGTGCACGGTCATAAAGGTGGTATTGGTCAGCCCCATTTTTTGCGCATAGCCGTTCATCAGGCTGACGAATGCATCCTGGCTCCCCGCCACGTAGTCGGCGATCGCGATGCTGGCATCGTTGCCGGACTGGATAATCACGCCTTTATTCAGGTCTTCGACTGAAACCTGCATCCCCGGCTTAAGGAACATCACCGATGACCCGCGCAGCGCCGGGTTACCGGTAGCCCAGGCATCGCGACCGACGGTGACCATATCGGTGGACTTAATCTTGCCCGCCTTCAGCGCCTGTCCGACGACATAGCTGGTCATGATCTTGGTCAGACTTGCCGGGTCGAGTTTTTCATCGGCGTTGCCCTCGCTCAGCACTTTACCGCTGGCGTAATCCATCAGGATCCAGGCTCGGGCATCGATCGATGGGGCATCGGGGAGTTGTTCCGCAGCCTGCACCGCAGGTGCGACAAGAACGAGAAGCGCGCAGCCTGCCACGAGGCCGCGAAGAGAAAAAGCGTCATGCGTCATAAGAGCCACCCAAGTATCCTTTCCAAACAAAATATGCCGCAACACTCTATCGGCGCAGCAGCAGCCGGTGAGTAAAGCGTACAAATGACCTTAAAGAAACAGCGAGTTGGTAAAGTTTTTAAAGTTTACGCAATAACCTCGCTCCCTGCTGAAAACAGAGCAATTTTTTTGATCATGATTGCCTAAATATTATCTTTATTATGGCATGCCAAAAAATAGTTTATCAAATTCAACGATCTGCAATACTTTCAACATTATAGCTTTGTTGATGTTTGGACAAATGCGGACAAATACGGACATTTGAATGCCCCAAATCATGCCCCAAACGCTGTTTTGCCCCAAAATCTGCCCCAATTTGCACCATCAAATCGGGCAGTCGTCCCGACGCAGATCGTTAACGGAAAACGTAACCACGCCGAAGACCTCGACTCCATCACCCTCGATCGCCTCACCGTCTCTGGTGATAAACGAGCGCCCCATTATCCGGCCGAAATCCGTCATCCCGTCGTAGCGGATGAGGACGAAATCCCCCGTTCGCGGTCGCAGCGACAGATCCAAAATGGCATAACCGGAGTCTGTTTTCACAACGCGCGAGCTGGCGTCCATCCGGCACAGTTTCGTGACGGTGAGAGTATCCTCGATGTAATCGGCTGCTGGCGACGGAAAGCCCATATCACAGCCCTCCGTTCGGGTTGTATAGCTGGAACGTCCGATCATCCCCCTCTTGCGTGGAGACATCGCGGAATGTCGTCACGTAGCTCTCTATCCACAGGTTAGCCTGCCGTGGTGACCAGTGCCAGTTCACCTTTTCCAGTTCCTGCAGAAACCGCCTGGTTGTAAGGAGGCGCCTACCGTTTGGCTCGGTGACTATCGCCGCCCGGCAGGCGACCTCAATTTCGTATAAACGTGGCATGATCTGAACCTCTTAATGATGCTGTTTTTATATACAGTATTTTTATCAATGCTCCCGGTCAATATTGGTTACAGCTATCAATTTTCGCCGCTGCCGTAACATATTGATGTATTGAGTCAGGTAAGTCCTAAAGTGGTTTCTACCCGGCTCAATTGTTTGCTGGATGATGACACTTTTCTCTTGAGGAGTCTTACGCTTACGGACTTCCTGCCCTAATGGGCTCCCGGTCATCTCAAAATTAACATGGTTGTTAGACATATACTTAAGCCTGTCTTTAATCTGGAGATACAGCTACTGTCTGGTGTTCCAGGGAGTACATTAAATTTGAAAACCGGAACTACTCTTAGAACTGTGTTCCAATTAGGTCGGCAAGATCACATATGTCGTGCTGAAACATGATTGAATGCAGGTAACAAAATGTTTTAAACTAAAGATGAAACGACAGATTAGGAGATCACAATGTTGTTGAAAAATGTTAATTTTTCAGGGAAATCAATTGATCTTGCAAAAAATAGAACTCATGAGGACTCAAATGTTATTACAATTCTGATGGGGGGAAATAGCTCAGGGAAAAGCAGGATTTTCCAGACGATATGTTCAGCATTTATTCGCGCCTATTACGGTCATGCAGAGAATCTTCATAATTTGAGGTATGTTACTAATCTCTCTGATATAGAGCAGTTTGATAGTATATCTTATTTGCAAAATAGTGATCTTACTTCGCTTTGTCGAATGACGTCTCCATACCAGCGCAATTACAATCTTAATAACTCTGAAAGTATATATCTCTCATCTGACCACCCATATACAGAGGCTACTATAAAAGAAAAAAATAATATAACCGATGAAAACATAATCAGCGCAATTAAATATGACTTTCTTTCTGAAGCCAAACTCCATGGTGAATCTATCCAATTCAAAAAAAACGGAAAGCCATGCGATAAAATTAGTATACCAAATAGAATTTTAGCGGTTACATGTAGTCCGTACGATAAGTTCCCACTTCCCAAGCCATACACCGCCCCCTCACTACCCTACTCATTTCCATATTTTTATCTTGGTGCAAGACAAACTCAACGCTCTACACATAGAATCAACTCAAGTTACCTTGATTATAAATTTGACCAACTTGGCGCGTCATTCATAAAATTACTTTTAAAACCTAAACAAAAGCATTTTGACTTTTCAAAAATACTAAATTTTCTGAACATATCGAATTCATTTACATTAAAGATGAATTTTAATGAGCTTTTGAATACAAAAGAAGTAACTTTAGAGACAATATCCAATTTGATGGATAAAGTTAATTTACGCCAAAGGGCATTTGACGGGAGTTTAAAACGTGAGAGTAATAACAATGAAGTTAAACTGAAAATTTTAGAGGCGATAAGAAACATAATTCCCTCTAATTCAGAAGGGAACATTTATCCATCATTTTTGAGTGATATTTTATGTACAATAAACTTATCAAATGGGGAGAATGATAATCTCCGCCTAGATTCCTTAGGTTTTTTATCTGAATATGGGTTAATTGAGTTAGAAGATATAATTTTTCAAAAGACTGAAACAAATCATGAGTTTTTACTTTCTCAGGCCAGCTCAGGGGAGCTAAGTTTACTATTTACGATGGCTTCGATTGCCGGTGAAATACAAAATAACTCGCTTATATTAATTGATGAACCAGAACTGAGTTTGCATCCAAGATGGCAGTTAAAATTTATATCTTTACTTTCTGACATTTTTTCAAATTATAAATCATGTCACTTTATAATAGCCACTCACTCCCCAAATATAGTATCTTCGCTACCGGTGGATGATGCATATATTGTTCACCTAGAAACTAACGAAGTGAAATTAATGCCTTCCAAACTTTACCACCATAGATCATCTGACTTTCAACTGGCTGAGGTGTTTGACTCACCGGGAAATAATAACGAGTATTTAATTAGTCAGGTGATCGAGGTGCTAGATAAATTATGTAAATCGAAAACACTTGATGAAACAATGTTTACCAAGGCAGAATGGCTAATGACTTTCGAAAACAAAGTAGGGGATAACGATAGAGTGAAAATACTTTTAAACATACTGCAGCAGACAATAGAGGCACTGAAAGCAAAATGAAGCCATATTTACTTAAAGCTGATGAATTAAGAAAAATATCAGAACTGCAAAAGAAAAAATTGTCACCCGAGGAAATGTGGAATGATGCCAGTGTAAATACCATAAAATCAAATATAAAAAAACACTATATTTCAGAACAGAAACAAAAGTGTGCTTATTGTAAAGTGAACCTCCATACTAGTCATGGCATGGTATGGGACACTGAACATATTATTGATAAAAATTCTTTTCCTCAGTGGACATTTGAACCTCTAAATTTATGTATTTCATGTAAGGATTGCAATCAAGCCAAAGGAATTAGCCCAGTTACTAAATCAGTAAATTACAAATATTTTCCTAATAAAAAAAATAACTATTGTATTGTTCATGCGCACTTTGATAACTACGAGGATCATATTGAGGTTGCTGTACCTGGCATAACATATCGTTATAAAACAGATAAAGGAAGAGATACTATAGCGGTTTGCGGGCTTCTTAGATATCATAAAGAAGGTGGTAGAACTGATATAGATCCGATATTACAAGCTGTATTGCATTTTGCGGCTGATAAACAAACACCTGAAGCTCTGAAAAATGCTTTGAATATCCTTTCGACAAAAATTGGTACAAAATAGTGATTTTGCAAAATAAATCAGCTACAAACCTATTGATAACTTTTCATTATCTTTCAGTAGAGCAACATAGCGTTATATAAGAACCTTAGATTTCTTTCAAAAAATGTTCAAACGATACAATAGGCAGCAGTCAAATATAGATATCAACAAGTAATTAAGGCCAGTCCGCGGTGGGGGGGAAAAATTTTTTCACGAACAAAAAAATTAAATCAGAGTGTTATGATACTTTAATGTATGGGTTCTGTATGGAGGGTTAGAGGACTAATGTGGGGGGAGGTACTCGTCAAAAATCACATAACAAGGCAATCATCAAACTCCCCAAAACGTGTATCATTGATGATATAAGCACTCACACCAAACACAGCCGATTGGCAGTTTGCTTCTTCAGTCCACTCTCCCCGTCCGTTCTCCAGCATCCTGTGGCAGCGTTCCACGACTTCAGGAGTCATCACCCGGCGACGTCCACTAATATGCCTTAGCTATTGCCCGGCTTCGCTGGTCTTGTCGATGGCTCGCATATTTATCAGGATGATTGTTAACCATATTTTACAATCATTCATACAAGATAAGTTACAATCCATTAAGTATCAGTTGGTTAAGTAAAGCCGCACAGGGGTAAACGATGAAAAAAAATATAACCGGGATACTAGTGCTGTGCCTGATCCCTTTTTTGCATCCGGCATATGCTGAAGATTGTGAGGATAATGGCCTCGGAGGTTCTTTTTGTATTAATGACGACGGCACTACGACCGACAGCATTCAGAATGAAGTTAATGGGAAGGAAATTTATTCAAGTGATGGCTCACTGTCCAGTACCAGCCCAATTGAAGACGGCAATGATCAAATGTTGTCAGGGTCAGACCCTTCAGATTCAGACAGGCCTATAAATAATACTCTAAACTCAAAATCAGACAGAAAAAATGACCCACTTGTTGGGAAAGACTGGAATTCGCCATCTTACTTAAATTCTGATGGTTCTGCCGTTTCCAGTTTTAACCGCGATGAATAAACGCGCATGTTAAAGTGGGCCATCCGGATTCTCATGAATATACTGTACCTGAATTAAGGCAGCAAATTGAATGTTTATTCACCCCCGACGCTATTGTCGGGGCGTTTTCATTATCCTTGAATCAGTTTAGTTAGAGCGTCCTCAGCAGCATCGAGAGGATTTCCACTCCCCGCCCACTCGAATTCAAAATCACTTTCGCCTGCTACGGCGCAGCCTGCAGTAGACATGCTGTAGGTAGCAATTCCAAATTGCCCGTAAATGCTTTTTATCCCGGTCACTTCATACGTCACATCAACAGTAATGTCCTCTGATGTTTCCTGTATGCCCATATCAGGGTAATAGGCACATTTACGGACGATTTTAGAAATAGTGAAACTCATTAATTTCTCCTTTTATGCAATTTTTAACCATGAGCCCCATGTTGGTGTTGAACCCCCAGTTAAGAGCTGTTTATAAATCCCACCCAAGGCTTTCAGGGAAATTACCGTGATTACCCTGTATCCTGGCGATATATATCCAACCTCAATCTGCGCCGAACCGGTCAGGCTTGCTGGTATATTGCTGTGCATCGTAATATCGGATGTGTAGTATCGCTGGCTGGCTGCCAGGGCGTGCAGGTCAGTCGCTGTCTCCAGAGCGAGTGTATCGCCCGACATATCACGCCACGATGCGCCATCCGAGGCATACGGTTTCCCGTTTACAACAATTACCTCACCGTAGCGTGCTGCTGCGTCAGGCAGTGCACCATACGGAAATGATGACGCGAATGATCCGCCGGCCTGTCGTGCATAAGTCGGGTTTGTCACACGACTGCGGGCGTAGGTTGTATTGAAATTCACCGGCCCACCCAGCGTAGTCAACGGATATCCTGCTTTCGCCGTAATGGAATAATTCCTGCCGAGGTTCACCCTGGTTGCACTGTTGTGTTTTGGAGCAAGACCGCGGGCGTGGACATTAACTATTGAAGAGCCATAGACATCATCACAGTAAATATCATCCTCCCCGGTATCGTCAGAATCACAGTCCGTAAAGTTGTTTGATTCGATAGTGGAGGAATATAATTTAGCCGTATAAATACCGCCTTTATTCATGTGCCAGAAATCGCAGCCGACTATTTTTGCATTGACCAGGCCAATTCCTGCGGCTGACAGAATCCCCCATCCGGTGAATAAATCCACATTGGTTGAGCCGTCAAAGTAAACACCTAAGATTTTTAGTGTGTCAATGTCATAACCAACGTCACTGAAAAGGAATATTCCAGATTCAGAGCCAGGTACAATTTGGACTCCAGGGCCGAAAGTACCGCCAGCACTTATTTCAACGGCCCGTTGGCGAAAATCACCCCACAACTGCGTATCACCCTCAACCGTATAATCCGTGCCGTTGATCATCAGTGTCCCGTGGGTTATGCGGCTACTCTTAAGATGTGCAACAAAACCATTCTCACCTTTAAGCGTGCTACCGCGAGCAAGCCCCAGTGCCACGCCATAACGGTCGGAAGTGATAATTTGATTATCGTTATCATCATAACGACCTGGACAGTCAACCCAGCAACGTTCAAGGCCGCTACTGTTGCCGTTGAACAGGTCAATCGTGTAATAACTTTTTCGTTCCAGTGCCTGATCCACTATCTTCAGGTCAAGCACGCGGACATTGGAAAAGCCCTTAGCGTCTTTGTCCGCGTAATTCGGGCGAGCGAGTGCAGGCAAGTCACCGCCAGTCCATACAAGCGAGGACGTATTCCTCCCTGCGCCATGAATACCAACACTGCCCTGGTAAATTAAAGGGGAGTTAACACATCGGGCATTATCATCTAATTCAACCCGGCGCGGGCTGGCAGAAAGCATCATATTTATAGCTGTGGTGTTTGCCGTCGCAGCTTCAGGTTCTTCTGCATATAACGATGGCGCATTCCAGTGCGGATTTTTGATGTTTACCCGGCCAGTGATGGCTGCTGGCGCTCTGGCAATTTCTCCGACAGTTATACCTACTGTCGTTTGAACCAAATCTGCACCGAACCCCTCTTCGCTTGAACCCAGGTTTGAGCGAAGTGCTGCATCTCCAATGTTCGACCATTTACCCGTCGGGTTTTCCGCAGACCACACCCCGCCATCGTTCTCCGGAGAATCTCCGGAAATGACGTGCTCAAGCTCGCCAAGGTATTTGTACCAGGAGCCATTGTAGTAAACGATTTGCTGGCGATTATCTACAGCCAGACCAACAGCCCAGTTGCCAAGCTCCTGCCAGCCGATAGCTGCAACTGCCTGTTCGCCGCGACCAGTGATGTAGTCTATAAACCGGCTGAAGATCATCTCCATCCCGTACCAGGTGCGGCGGAGTACCCCGAAACGATCCGGCAATGACTCCGTTCCCCGATCATTGACTAACTTGTCCAGGTTGGTTGCGTTCTTCAGCAACACCTGTGGTGATGTCGAGCCAAGCTTTTCGTTGTCGGCCATACATTGTGCTCCAAAATGAAAAAACCCGCCGAAGCGGGTGAAAGGATACTTTTGAAAGAGTTAATCGACGCTACCGGGGTATGTGGTGTTGTCGTAGTCGTAAAATTCAGCACGGTACTGCCGGGCGGTTACCTCACATGTCCCGTCATCCTGCGGGACGACTTCGGATACAATGGCGTGGTACAGGTCGCTCTCTGAGCTGCAGAAAATGAGCCTCGGCGGTTCGATGATCGGATCGTCCATCAGGATATCGGCAAACTCAGACTGATACGGTACGGATACCTGATAGCTGTCTCCCGTCGGTGAGGCATCAAATAGCCGTGACGCCCTTCCATCCTGATAACGCAGATAGATGCGTGGATTTGCAAATGTCCAGTCTAGCGGCTCCGACACATCGAATGTGGTCACCCCACCAGCAGTAGCCATTGACTCAATCAGGCACGAAATGGTGTTACTGCCTGGGATATCATCCGTCAGCACAATATGATCCCCGACGTTGTAGCAGAGCGCGTCCAGCTCGGTCGTCGTTTTATGCGTCATGCGCTGCAGCTGATATTTCCTCAGTCTGCGCATACCAATCTGGTACGCGTGATCCGGATTACCTACACCGTCCGCCCGGTATGCCTCTATTTTCAGCGGCGTCGGGTTGCCTGGCAGACGGCATTGCGCCGTTTCTTCTGCCCACGTCGTGCCGTTGATATAGGTCACGTCAACGCCATCATAATCGTCGTCGGTCACCGTGCTGAAATCGGTCTGCATCTCGGAGACCATCTCATGAGGGGTGATAGCCCCGGTCCAGGGTTTGACGCCTTCACGGCCCACTGACGCAATGCTCTGGGCATTCAGCAGAAAATATCCCTTACCGGCCGCGGCAATTTTCTGCAGCATTTCCAGTGCGGAGATACTGTCTCCCGTAAAATAATCGAAGGTTTCGCCGTTCGGGGTCCAGTACGCCTGCTCCAGAGCGTCAATCGCTACCGTGTCCATCTCCATGTCCAGAGATCGGCCGACGTGATACAGCGCGCCAGAAATACTACGGGCAACGCCGGAATCATAAATCCGCGTGGCTACAACGTTTACGCGGCGGTCAGACTGCGCCGCCAGTTTACCGCCCGTCTCAACCGTAACCCCCATCAGGGTGACGCCAGCATAGGATGATGGCCGAGCCAGTAGCCGACCACGTAGTGCCTGCCAGTACATCGAGTCGCGGGCGTTGTTCGATCCCTGCTCGTTCAGACGCCTGCAGCGAACTTCGACGAGACCCGGTGACCCCAGATTGAATCGCTCCGTGAAGCCGAGGCCGTTAACGTTTTTCAACGCATATATGGATGCGCAGGGCAAGGTCACTGTGTTCGTACATACCGCGACCGTAGACAGGATCGAAACCACCTACTTTCTCTATCGCAATACGATGGTAATACAGCATGACGCCACGCTGACCGGTATAGGCAACATGCTTTTCATCACTGTAGAGCACCGCGATGTCGTTCAACTTATTACGGCCGGCAAGATCGAGAAACTGATAAGCCAGATGAGGCTCTGGTGATTCGATGTAGGGAAGATGCCAGCCGTCGGCGATAGGCCAAGCATCATCATCCCACAGGAAAAGGTGCTCACACCCAGCCTCCATCAGCGCAGATAAGCTGGTGTTCTTCGAGGTAACAATGCCCTGCGATATTTCATGCCGGATCAGCTGCACGCCATCGGGGACTAAAGCAGCAGGTTTAGAACCATCATCAATGACAACAACCAGCGCGCCAGCGGGCAGATACTTCATGTGCTGCTCAATAGCTCGCTTCAATACCTCTGGACGCTGGTGGGTGCTTATGGCAATTCCAACTTTTAAGCTTCCATTAGCTGCAGGCGTATACTCAACGCCGTCGATGACGACACGCATAATTCACCGACCTTTTATGACGGAGTTAACCGCATGGCGATAACCGCGCCTGGCACCTTCATATGCGGCTTTTTTGATCGCCTCAACAGTTGAATCTGCAGGGCTGCCATTTATCTGAATTGGGAAATCTCGATCCAAATTAATAGTGATTTGGTTTTCGGCATGATCGCGATCCAGGTTAAATACGACGGTAGCTGTTGGGATGCTGCCGGGCTCAGTGCTGATGATGGTTGATACCTGTCTGTCAAGTAACTGACCGTCAACAGCAATAGCGTATCCCCGGAATTCATCCCCTCGATAAAGCCTTGCAATCTGATATCTCATGTGCGTTTCCTTTTAGGCGTGAGCCTGTCGCACGGCAATGCCGCCCGAGAGGTAAACGCTACCTAATGGCATTACCCAGGCTAACTACTGAAAGACTCTCTTTGAGGGGGCGCGTGCGATGCGCAACAAAAAACCGCTATTTAGCGGCTCGTTGGTTTCTTTTGGGTGTTCCGTACCGTGTACGCATTTCCCGACAAGACATAAACGTCGGTTGTGCGCCATTTGAAGCGATCGTTAAAATGACCGGGAGGGCTATGCAAATAATGAGAAGTAAGCCATTCCAGATGTAATAGAGCATTGCCCCTCCATTACCAACTTTTGGTGTTGTAAAGATGATGCCATGGTGAATTGGATGCCATATTCACTCCAAAAGATAACCGCCGGAGCAGTAGTCTACTTTATTTCATTTTTAGATGCGGATGGGGTAAGTCATTGCTTCCATGCCCACTCTTTATGTTTAGATGAGTAAAACAATTTCCCTTCAGCCAAGCCTATGGCGAATTCATGTAGCGTTATCCTTACACACGTTATAGGAGATGGGAAAACGCAAACTTTGATGCCGACTTCATTTTCTAAGTCTAATGGTAAGTAAGCCAAATCAGGGTAACTGCGTTGATACTCATCGTCGTTTCTTTTTTCAGGAGGCATTCGATAAAAAAAGTCTTTATTAAGACTTAGATAATTTTCGTTGCTTAAAAGCCAAAGACAACGGACTCCTGAATTCCTATAACGTTCCGTTCTCCTGATATAATCATCAAAGTGCTGCCTAGAAAGTTGAACTTCAATTGCAACCTTTCGCTCCTTTGCTTCAAAATAAACATCGGCAATCCATTGCTGACCATCCTTGTCAGCGCCCCTATACTCAACTTTTGCAAAGTAACCAGCAGCTCTTAAAGAATTCACTAACTCAACCTGAGCTTTAATATGTTCTTCTGAAACCTTTTCTTGATCAGGGCGATCATCTTTATCCCCCTTTTTATGGGCAAAAAACTGTGTACCATATCTACTTGTTTTTAAAACTGCTGGCCTCCCTGTGGAGTACATCAGATAAGCACCCGTAGATTCTCTCTTCATTTGCTTCCACTGCTCGGAAGTGAAGGCAAACGATTCGACCTCTTCAAGGGTATCTGCTCTATAAGCCAGTAAGGACATGGGACCTCCTATTTAAAGGAGGTATTTATAGCATTATCACAGGCACTCAGTGAATGCCTGCTGTAATGCCTACTCAGCCGGGGCGATGTCGATGAAATACTCTTTACCCTGCTCAAACTGCTCGAATGCTGCTGGGTTAGAGATGACCATCTGCAGCTGACCGCTGGGGGTATATTTCGACCAACTTTCGTTCTCAGTGCTGCCGGTAGTCACTGCGATCAGGTGGACAACAGCGGTAGAGTTATCCTGTGATTTCTGAATGCTGTTGCATTGAAATTTTGCACGTACGGTCATTGGAATTCCTCGGTTAGTAAAAGACCCCGCTATTGCGAGGCTCGTTGTTTCTCGGACTGCCTGATATCTGCTTTATCCCGGTTGCACTGCCCAAGGGCTGATAGCAGGCTGACGTTTAAATCGAGGCTCTGGCCCCACGTCAGGTTGTCAGGGATTTCCGGTTGCGGGGTGTCAGCCGTCAGGCTGGCTGGTAACGGGACCACCGGCACTTTGACGTAGACCGTTCGCGTATTGTTGCAGCCGCTTAACTGCGCCAGCAGGCACAGGGCGATTAGTGCAATCATCATTCGCAACAGCAACCCGGATATCAGCCGAGGCTCCTGATGCGTCCAGTGCGATCTGCTCTTTTGCATGCTGATTGGCCTCGACGATGGTGTTGAAGATGGTCATGGTGGTCAGAACGTTGGAGGTGATGGTCTGAGCTGCGTTTACCTGCTGCTCGGCGCCATCGGCTCTGGTTTTCTGCTCAGCAGCAGCGTTGTGGTAATGCATTGCCAGCCACCCAAGGCAAACAACCAGGCAGATCACAACGGCGCCGATAATGGCGGTTAACCGGCTCATTTCTGCCCCCAAAGACATACTTCGCGCTCAATCTCGCGGCGAGTTACCAGGCCTTTCCATACAACCTTCTTGGCATAAATCCAGACGCGCAACTGGTCACACGCGCCTTTCTGGTCACCCTTGTTGATTTTGCGCAGCAGCGTAGAGGTCTGGAAGTTGCCAGCACCGACGTTATACGCGAACGAGTACAGCGCCCCACGCATCGTTTCGGGGATCGGCTGCTTGATGTAGGGGTTAATCTGACGTGCGACTGTATTGAGGTCTTTATTGAGAAGTGCTCGACACTCTTCCTCGGTATAGGTTTTACCGAGCATGATGTCTTTGCCAGTGTGGCCATAGCAGACCGTCCAGACACCAACCACATCCTGATATGGGTTGTATCTCACACCCTCCAAACCATCGTTACCGGTCGGACCGGTGATCAGCGCTGACGCAATGGCAATAGCGCCGCCACCAACGGCAGCAAGAACACTATTCCTCAGCTTTGGTGACATAGCCATTCAGCCGATCCTCCCGCTCTTTACGCCGGTAATACCAGTTCACGCCGCAGGTAATGACAGTGCATGCAATACCGACAACGATCGCCCAGTCACTCAGGCTCATACCCGCCACTTTGTCGGCCAAAATCCATACCTCTGTTTTCGATACGTCGGCGTACGCCTTTGCTGAAACACCGCAGCCCGTTAATGCGGTCCCGGTGCCGTATGAGAGTCTGCTGTAAATGGTGCTCATTTTGGTCATAGCCTCACCTCCGTGGTTACGGATGGCGCTGTGTGGTGTGGGGAATGGCCGCCAGAAAGATTCACGACTAAAAATAATGTGAGCGACGTACTGACGGAGAAAATGAAAAAAGGCTACCAATACTGGTAGCCCTAGAAAATTCTATACACCAAATTACCTTGGAAGATGTTGTTTTGGCCCATCCCATTCGAAGGCATTAAACGTCTTTTGAATTATGGACTTCAATTTTTCCATTGACTCCGGTGACACATCTACTTCACCAAAATGACCATCTGCCATTGTGCATCCAAACTTTGTTCCATGTAAGTTACTCAGAATTAACGCCCCTTGAGGAGCGAAGATAGAACTGTTATCCACAGGTTGTAAGTTTAAAGGTTGCGGAGATCTACCTGCGCCTAGTCCACGAGCCCTATCCTCTAAATGCTGAGTTGTATTCCTTACACCTCTCAGGTTTGGAAAATCATAAGCTAGCTGAGTATGTAGCAGTTTGATTTCCTGTGGAGATCCTAATTCATCAGACATCACTTTTAAAAACTTATCGATTGTATCTAAAGCATAGAGAAATGACTTTGCATGCAAAAAAGTAATTCTATGCAGGTGGTCTCGTGGGAGCTCGCCATTTTGCCATTTTTCTCTTTTTAAGCGAGCATCCACTTCGAAATTAAGTTCATCGGAATACTCATAACGTGATAATCCAAGCTCTTGGCGAACCAGCGGCGTTAACTCTTGCCTTTTTTTTGAGTCTTTATCCCACTGCTCGGGAAAAGAACCCTCAAGATTGAAAGCTTTAGCTCTTTCTAACTCAAATAAATTTAATGACATATTGGCATCATAGAACGCTGATTCTAACTGCCATAAAAGCCCGCTAAATTTCCAAGCAAGCTCTTTGTCTTCAAGATTTATACTGACGCCAGGTTTAACCAATTCAAATATATACATATGTTCGCCCTATAGATAATAGCCAAACAAAAATAATATCATTTTTTAGGTATTATAGGTTTTTTCAAAAAATCATCTCGAGTAGGTAAGAGGATGATTGTAATGCTGACCATCCTGCCGACAATACCCTGTCTGGGTCTGGGTCTGGGTCTGGGTCTTCCGGCCTGTAGCGCTGTTGGCGCAACGCCCCTGATGGATTGGATTATGAGCCCGTCATCAGGTCAGGCCATTATCTGGTGCTAGTTGACGGAATCGAACCGCCGACATCCTGCTTACAAGGCAGGCGCTCTACCTGCTGAGCTAAACCAGCAATCTGGCTCAGGACTCTCGCGTATGAGTTTCAACATGTTGTGCGGCACGCTTTCACTCAAGAGCCCTGACCGGATTGCAGATGCGAAAAAGCCCCAGCGAGTGCTGAGGCTTGTTGGTTTTAGTTGTCGCTGTACGACGATGTGACAGGGGTACTGATGCAATGCATCTCGCGAATACCCCTGTCGTATCGCCGGAAAGCAAAAACCCCGCTTAGGCGGGGTTCTCGTTATGTTCAAATTGTCGCTTTTTAACGCTGCCGAGTGGCGCAGCTCTGCCAAGCATGAATGAATTATCTAACTTTCTGGGTGAAATTCAAGTTATTTTTCCATAATAATCACGATTACATATTTTTGCCGTCAGAAAAACCTTTGACCTGAATATCTGAAGGCACCATTTGACACGCTCTCTGGCCTGCTCTGACGTGAGCCAGGGGGCTAACCGCTGCAACTCTCTGGTGATATCCGATATTTTCTTTCGGGTGGTGTAGTAGCTCACACCAACGACGTAAATGGGATCGCTTGTATCAAATGCCTTGAGTACGCATTGCTCAACAAAATCAACATCATCATCACGGATAGCGGTATCTATTACACTACTGGAAGCTTTCGGCCATAGAATTGCATGCGCCCGATTTAATGCCTGCTGCCCGCTAAACCCCTCCTCTCTTGCCTGCGCAATCGCAGCAGTAAATCGCTCTAACGCTTTGTCTGACCAGCGCATGCCCTTCTGCATCCTCCAGCAGGAATGACTGGTAGGCTTCCTGGGGGCCGTGCCACCGCATACACTCCCTCCCCAGACGGTAAGAAGCGATTTTATCCAGGCTGACTGAATACCGGTAAGTAGCTCAGGTCGCCCCAAGTAGCGCTTATGAACTACTGCCGCTACTTCATTGAGGGCTTTCTGATGTTTGAGGCGCTGTTGTGATGTCATTCAGTCACCTCATTTTTCATTTCCAGCTGTTCAGCGGCAAACAGCGCCAGTGACATGGCCGCGCGGCCCTTTGATTCGAGCTCAGTTCGATTGATGTAACTAAAATGCTCGCTACGCCAGGCCTTATCAAACACAACGATGGCGCCAGCGAAAAACGCACTGGTAGACTTTTGTTTCTCATCGGCGGGAACAAACCACTTCGGCAGATCGAAACCAATACGCCCGCGGATAAAGCAAATGTGATCCGCACCTTCCGGCCACCATGTCTCGCTCGTCGCTGACTTGACCAGGAATACATAACGCCCGCCCTTCTCACGCTGTGCGGCGGCGTAGTTCATGATGTGGGTCATGCCGGTGATAGCCTGCTTCTCGTGGTACTGAGAGCGGCTATACGGTGGGTTTCCAAAGGCTGCGCCGCCGAGTTCAGCCAGGCGAGCGGACCAATCCTGTGTCAGCGCGTTATCTTCTGCGGTGTACCAGGCTGGGCATTTTGCGTTGCTGTCGTCAGCGAACAGGTCCAGAACCAGCGGGCCAAACATTGAATTAACGCCCCAGAACAGCAGATCCGGAGTTCGCCACTGGTCGCCAACCTCTTTTAATTTATGGGATGCCGCTACGCGTTGAGCTGCAAGGGCGTCGCAGTAAGGGTTAGTCATACGCTGGTCTCCCCTAACTCCATGAGAACCTGATTTAGCAATTCAGCCTCGGTACCGAATTTTTCTTCCCATGACTTACGGCCAGCATGAATGGCTACGCCGTAACCACCTGTACGATGATGGGCGTGGCACAAAGGGATGACATGGAAATTGTCAGCACGAACGGATATGCGCGGTGACGGCGATGGCCTTCGACAATCCACACGCCACCCTCATCACGAACAACCACTTCCAGTGGAGGAACGGTGCCGCCGTTCATCAGGTAGTGAAATAATTCGTCATCAGCCTGGCGGGTGCGCTCGTCGTCTTCGCGGCGATTGAAGTCAGGCTTTACATGAAGCCCGTCAATGCGGATGAACATGCCACTATCGGTGCGCTTGATGATGTCGCCGTCGCGCATTTGTCTGAATGAATTAGCCATTTTTAACCTCGTTGTTATTCACTGCCGCGCTCCATTTTTCTTCGAGCTGCTGCTTTGCTTTTTTCTTTCCACCAGCCCAGTAACTTTGCTGGACGCGGTAATGGTCATACGGACATTTCAGCGCGCCTGAACAGGAACCAAACCGGTAATCCTTCCAGTGAAATTCAGGCTCAGCACCACAGTCAGGGCATTTCTGCAATTTCATTGAGCTACCCCACGGCATTGCCTCAGGAGGTTTTCAAACTCCATTCGGATCCGGTTCGCGCAGCCAAACGGCATATCGTTAAAGCGCCACAAGGCAGCGCCATTGCGCAGGCCGCTCTGGACAATTTGCCCTGCCCCGTGCAGCTGGCGAAGCTGCCCATTCACCGAGGACATGCCACGCCCCAGCGCAGTGGCGATTTCACGCGTGGTCAAATCAGAGTTGGCTTTGAGAAATTCGATCATCGTGATTTCACCGCTGTATTTTGTTTTCTTCGATTTCGTCGTTTTCATTGAAAAAACTCCTTAGCCTCTGAAACCTTTCGGGATATTGGTGTCAACTTTTCCGCTAAACCCAAGATTGCCGCCTGTTGCCAGGTTTGCCGGACACAGCTTCAGAGCCAGCTCGGGCCATTTGCTGCGCAGTGTCTTCATGGATTGAATTTTTGAGCACCAGAACTGGTCGCGCTGGATGCGCTCAATCATGGTGCGCATTTGGTCATGGCTGCAGCCGTGCTCCTGGCGCAGCAAGCGAACCTCTTGCGCCCAGGCAACAAAGTTCGGCTCCCTCGGTTTTGCCAGAGAGCCGTCGAACTCGGCAGCACGCTCGTACATCTCGATGATGGTCGACCAGAACCACATCGCGAGATCGAAATCGTCATCGGTAGCCAGGATGCCGTCTTCGGTAGCATCAGGAAGATTTTCTTCCGGGGTGACTGTTTTCTGAGTCGATTCAGAAAAGTTATCCACAGGAGAAATCTCTCCCGCGTGGTTTTTATGATCTGTATGTAGTGATCTGTTTTTAAGATCTGTATAGAGATAGGATTCGGCTTGAGAGCCGTTTCCAGGATTCGGCTCTTGAGCCGTTTCCATTCGGCTCTTGGGACGAATGCATTCGGCTCTTGAGCCGTTTCCATTACTTTCAACTACTTGCTTCGATTCGGCGTTTAAGCCGTTTCCATTCGGCTCTTGAGCCGTTTCCATTACTTTCAATGACTTATTCCCATTCGGCTTAAGAGCCGAATCCAGTATTTGCGGGAATATCCGGGAAATGAGTGCATCCTGATCGATGCGGTAGTGTTTTTTTGGCGTACCAGCTACCTGGCGAAGCTCTTCTTCGATAACTCCTGACAGGTACTGATCTGTGATTTTGAACATCGCCTTTCGGACCACATCGCCATCTTTAGCACGCACCTCCTTTGCAAGCGCCGCATGCTCTTTGTAAAACCAGCCATCGTCCAGGCTTGACTTACCAGACCAGAACACCAGCTGGTTCAGGATGGCGGCCAGCAAATGCTGCTGCCTGTCTCCTGCAAATAAATCCAGATACGGTCCGGGGATCGTGATGCAATTCCCCTGTCCTGACATGGCCTGAACAATGTCAAACACCTGATTGCTCATACCGAAACCTCATTGTGTAGCCGTAAAAACTCTCTCAATCCCACCCAGCCAACAGTCCCGCAGGCTTTGCGATAGGAAACATCTTTCTCGGTTGCCGTGATTACCGTCACCATGTGACCCTTCTGCCTGTGCTGAAAGCGAGCTCCGGCCTTAGGGATGCCGTTGCTTGCACAAGCTCCTTCAGACGGCGCATACGCCGGATAAGCCCGCTTCAGGCGAGCAATCAATTCAGCAGCAGACTGGTTACACATAGTCACCTCCGGGATCAGTGGTATTTCGTCACTTCAACAGCACCAGGCTGATATGCCTTGCTGTAAACAGCCTCGATAGCGTCATCATGCGCATCAATCGCCGTACCAATGGCGTGCTGGGCCGCCAGGAGCGCCCGGCGCTCAATGGTGTCGTAGATACTCAGTCGATGACGGATTTCACGCGGGAGAACGCGCAAGATGGCCGGGAGCAGAATGCGGATTTTCTCGCACTGCAACTCGGTTTCCCCCTTCAACCAGCGATGGAAAATATTCTGCTGATTGGTCCAGGTCTTACCGGGTGCCAGGCGCAGTTGATTACCACCAATACGCGCATACTCTTCAGCGATTGAATTAGCTGCATTCGCCTGGCCAACTTCTGCAGCCCAGGCGAGCAGGGCCATTTCAATGTGCTCGTGTTTGATTTCCATCAATCAGACTCCTTCTGTCGCTTGGTGATAATTTCTTCCGTAAGCCCGCTGATTGGTGTCGGGTGAAGATCCGGACGAAGTTCGTGGGGAGTGACAACCCACCCGCCCATCCGACAAAGAGGAATCACGCGGTCGCTAGGTACGCTATTGCGGCTAATCCAATTTGCTACTGATTGGCTAGATTTAAAGTTGAACATCCGCGCGACGCAGGAAACATTCCCAATCGCCCTGACGGCCTTCTCTGTGATGTTTTTGTATGGCGTAAGCATTCTTACCTCCTGTGAGTTGGTAAGTAGAGAATACTACACAAAGTAGAGAATGCAACTACTTAAAATAGAAATGACTAAAAACACGCCCTGCCGTAATCTTCTACCTATGGTAGAAAAATCGAATAAGCATCAAGACTTCGCAGACCGCCTTAACCAAGAGATGAGTAAAAAGAACTTGTCTGTTAAGCAATTAAGTCATGCGGGACAGGTCACCTACGAAATGGCTAGGCGGTATACGCTCGGCACAGCAAAACCACGCGATGAAAAGCTAATTAGAATTGCGGAATGGTTGAACGTGCCTCCAGCCTGGCTCGACTACGGGGCAGCAGAAAACGTAGCTGAATCCAATATCGTTCCAGAGGCTTCCACCCCCTCCCATCCAGATAAAGGCGACGAAACAGAATTCACCAGCTTAAGCGATGAAGAGAAACGCCTGATTCGAGTCTTCCGAAAATTCCCTGATGCCGAAGCAAACAACATGCTTCTGGCCTTTGAGATTCGCTATAAGAAGCTCCTGGAGTTCTACAGCGAATACGCAGACCCAGACAAAAAATAACCCCCAAACAACTTCCCTAAACCCAGCAATGCTGGGTTTTTTTGTGTCTCCAAAACAATAAAACAACCAAAAGTAGATATTTATTTCTACTTTTGGTGTTGACCAATCTACTTTATGTAGTATTCTCTACTTATCGACACAACGGTGCGATAGGTTAAACGTTCCGCTACCCGGCGATAAGGGACAACTAAACGAGGTTATCACCATGACTAAAGCAGAAATGATTCAGTACCTGATGAACCGCTATCAAGTTTCATACCGCATAGCGCAGGATGCACTAAGCGATAACGACTGGGATTTGATGATGGCTGCAGGCGATATTCGCGATGAATTGAATGCGGAAGTCTGACCAATTTGGTTACTGAGGTGAGGAGAAGAGATGATTAGAGAAGAAGAGATTCCAGCGTGGAACCGGTTCTGCATTAAGGTCACCCTGTTTTTGGTTGCGGTCTTATTTGTCAGTTTTCAGTGCTGGGGTGGCGTATGAGCACAAACGGCATTCGTTCGCTGGTAATTGTCATTCTATTGATGATTCCGGTATGGGTATCAGCAGCAATGTTCCTGGTTCCTCTGTGGAGGGTTTTTCATGGCTAGTTTACCAAAGCACAATCCTCAGGTGCTGGCAGCTCAAAGTAAGCTCGCTATTGCGCAATATATTGGTAACGGCGGAATGTGGGCTCAAGCCATGGCGTCAATGAAAGATATTCACGAGATAGCAAAGCACGAAGAAGACCGGATGTTTTGCGGTCGTGTAGATATGCTATCAGACCTTAATTTTCGTGATGTCGCTTTAAATTATGACATGTACGGAGATTTAATTTTCGTCAATGCTGATTCGCTTACCGCTCAATATAAAGTTAATACCGAAGTTACGTTTTAATACCAACTAATTTAATTAATGCCTTAAACGGCAGGCATCCACACACCTTAACACAGGAATAAATATGGAAACCGAAACTCATAACTGCTATGGCTGCGGCGGCTCCTTCGCACGCCAAGAACTTCAATACCGCCCTTCTGGTAAAGGTGCATATCGGAAAGAAAGATATTTATGTCCGGCATGCAACGAGAAAGAGAAACAGAAAAATATTCTCTCTGCCTCTATATCTACGTTTCGTAAATCTTTGCCTTCACGACCGGGCTACATGAGCCATAAACGCTGGTAGGTGATAAATGATAATAACATCTAACCGCATACCTTTACATATTAATGAAAGGGCTTCACAGGTTCTGGGATTGTATGACAGCGGAAATATAAAGCCATGTCGAATCAAATGCGGAAATTTAAGTTTAAAGCTTGGCAGGAAATGGCGCTTGTTATCCAGAAATAATGGAAATTGCTGGGAGGTAATGAGCCATGAAAAATATAACCAAATTAAAGACAGGAGATAACCATCATGAAAGTTGAGTTCAACGATCAGGGAGCAACCGCGACCGCCACTATCACCAGTACGGTATTCGAGTTCCGACGCCATAATCGCGCAGTCGAAACAACGTTATTCCTGGCTCCTGGCGTTCGTGCCAGCAGGAGCGGCTTCTTTATCTTGAAAACGGTGATATCTGGCAAAGTCATTCATGTGCTACGTGCGTACAAAACGCTTCAGGCGGAGGCTATACGATGAGCAACCAAAACAGAGAATTAACCCTAGAGGCGTTTCGTGCAGAGATTAAAGCTCAGGACGTTGATCCACTGGATTACGCGTTTATCTGTCCCGCATGTAACACCGTTCAAAGTGCACGGTGGTTGATTACCGCTGGAGCCGGGAAAGACTTTGAAGAGGTGCAGGGTGTACTGGGATTTTCCTGCGTTGGTCGCTTCACGGGTGCTGGTAGTGACCGTATTGAAGGTAAAGGCTGTAACTGGACGTGCGGCGGTTTATTTCAGATCCACAAGCTGACCGTGATCACCCCGGACGAAAAGAAACACCCTCATTTTGAAGTTGCAAGCCAGCAGCAAGCACACGAGTTACGCATAAAACTGGAGGCGCGCCATGTGCCAGGCGCTAATTCTTAAATACTCAAACGCCGACCCTGAGCAGCTGCTTGGCGTCATCCCTCTGAAAGAGGTTGCCGAACTGATGCGGCTACGGATCCGTCAGCAGGTTCAGAATGAGGTCGAGTCCGAACTGATGGACCGTGTTGCAACCGCGGAGGATGAAGCCAGTGAGGCAGAAGGACGCGCAGAAGACTGGCAGAAGGACGCGCAGAAGACTGGCAGCAGGATGCGGAATGGCTGTACCAGTCCATCAAGGAAGCCTTAGATCAGGACTGGGAAACCGCGAAAGAAACACTCAGAAGTGCGCTTAATAATTCACAAGCAGGTTAATTCAGTTCAAACAATGCGACAGCACACTGCATGATTTCCAATAATCAACATTAAGCCGGGACACTGATTATAGTTTCCCGGCCATGAGGTTATTTATGGCCGATATTACTCGTGAAGATGAATGGGTGATGGAAAAGGGAATTGTAGCGAAGATGTATATGACTCCCCGGCAAATTAAATCTTACCGGGAGGGGCGATGGATTGAAGGGGTTCATTATAAGAAGCACCCACCTGATCCCAAAGCTTCAGAAGGAAGAGTGACGCTTCTCTACAACTACACCAGGATTAATAGGCTCGTTGGAGAAACTTAATGAATATGCCTGCTGGCGTAGAGCTGCACGGGAAGGGTATAAGGATTAGCTTTCTATATCGCGGCATACGTTGCCGCGAAGTTTTGCGAGGCTGGACTGTATCAAACAGTAATATACGTAAGGCTGGTAATCTCCGCGCTTTAATTGTAAGTGAAATTCAGCAGGGTAAATTTGACTACGCAGAGTATTTCCCCGAATCAAAAGCGCTTAAAAAATTCACTACGACACAAAAAATTAAAACCTTTGGTGAATTGTGCGAAGTGTATCTGGATGCAAAAAAACTTGAGGTATCGGCAGCATCGTATAAAGGATCTGAGTCACGCGTAGCTACCCTTTCCTCCATCGTCGGAAGAAATACTCTAATTGCTGACATCCAGCATACAGACCTGCTGAACTACAGGAATACGCTGTTAACTGGCGATACCATTAGCGATCATGCACCCTGGCTACAAAAAAAAGGCCGCGCTGTATCCACGGTCAACGGCCTGATGAATAACCTGACTGCATTACTCAAACTGGCAAACCTGAGCGGCTTTATAAGCCATAACCCGCATGACGGGATAAAGATGCTTAAGCGCTCCAGGCGAGACCCGGATCCGCTCCTCCAGAGTGAGTATGAGGGTTTTATAAACGCCCTCCCGCAGAGGCATGCTCTGCTTTGGACAACGGCCATCTTTACCGGCCTTCGTCATGGAGAACTCACAGCGTTAGCCTGGGAGGATGTAAATCTTGATAAAGGTGAATTGTATGTCAGACGCAACCAGACGAATGAGGGGCTATTCGTTCCGCCCAAAACCGAAGCGGGGATCAGAACGGTAACTCTGCTTAAACCTGCACTGGGTGCTCTGCGCGAACAACTCAAGCTAACAGGTGCATTAAGCAAAACTGAAATCACCTTCCATCACCGTGAACATGGCTTAACTGAACAACAAAAATTGCGGTTTGTGTTTGTCCCGCCAAAAAACTGGCGCGGGGAAACGAAGTATTATGGATCTCAGTCTCTGGGGTATAGTTGGGAGGCAGGGTTAAAGAAGGCGGGGATTAGAAGCAGGCGCCCGTATCAGTCACGCCATACATTTGCATGCTGGCTTTTAACTGCCGGTGCCAATCCGTCGTTTATCGCCGGACAGATGGGCCACGAGAACGCGAAGATGGTTTATGAGATTTACTCGAAGTGGATCGGTGAAATGAATCGTAACCAGGTAGACATGCTGAACGACAGCTTTTCTGGCGTAGTGTCCCATGGGTGCCCCAAACGCAAGGTAGTGGGTATAAAAAACCTTTAA